TGCAGGGTCAATAGACATCACCGCGCCCCCGTAAGGTACGTGTTCTGGGGCTACCTCCATAGGACGGTAGAAGCGGTCTCCTGCTAGTCCTACGCTGGGGAGCTCTTTCCACTCAAGCTCTGGGGAGGAAGCCCATGTCAGCTTCGGGGAGGCATTCTCGGTATCCAGCGGGTGGACAATGAGGTCTGCTAGTCGCAAGGGATACCGGCCCATGTCGCTCAGGGAGGTGTCCAGCATGTACTGTAAGGCGAACCCTGAGCGCCCGTAAGAAGCTTCACGCTCCTTCAGGTCGATATCGTCGAACCTCTGGGGGTCTACAGGGTCTCCTACGGCCTCCTCTAGGCACTTTTTCTGGATGTAGGGGGCCAGACGGTCACCGTAAGCAGTCTGGGTCTTCTCCGTGGGAATACGGGCAGGCCAGACTTTGATTTCATAACCGCGTTCAGGCAGAATATTATAAACGCTCATCTCCGTCTGGGGGGTTCCCAGATAGACGATACGTCCGTTAGGCTTTAGGACAGCGTCAAACTCCTTGATGGTCTCCTGAATCTTGTCCCGCATCATCTGTGTGAGGGAGTTATTCAGGGATTCCACATCGTCAGCCACAATGAGGTCTGCGCGGCTCCCGGTCAGCTGCCCTGTGATCCCTACAGACTTTACCGAAGGAGCATGGGCTGCTGGCGCTGGCCCCACATCGAAGGCTATCTTCGAGCTCCGTTGGTCTTCGGAGGGCATCAGATGACGCAGGATGGGCATCTCGCTAATCAGCCTAAGCGTGAAGGTCGAGAAGTCATCACTACGGGTCTTACTGGCTGAGACCACCAGAATGTTCAGGGTCGGATCGAGGAGAAGCTGATGGATGACGTAGGCAGAGGTAATCCATGACTTACCTACCCCCCTAAAAGCCTGAATACAGCAGCGCCGTGGCCCATTATCCACATACGCGGCAATGTCGTATTGAGTGGGGGTTGGGTCAGGCAGGCCAAGGTGCTTCCAAGTCAGGTAAAGGAAGTTCCTGAAGTCGTGGAGTTCCTGTGGAACGGAAACGGCCATTCTTGGGCTTCTAGTGGGGGCTCACGGCCCTTTTGAGAGCTTTAGGTCACTTGACCCCGGCAGTCTCCTTAACGTCCTCTACCGAAGGAAACGGGAGGGCATTAGAAAGACTAGCGAGAGGCGACTTCTCAGCAGGGTGAGCCGTAATATTATTGTCCTTCAAAAGCTGACGGGCAACATTTAGGTCGGTTGGCGTGGCCTCACCATTACTGATGCGGCCTGTGAGCTCTTCGCAGACTAGGTCAAAGAGGCTACTTAGCTTTTTTTCTTTGTCCATCTTTCCGCATCCCCTTGGGAAAGTTCAGAAGCGACAAATATAAAGCCTCTCCTGTCAATCGTTGGGGTTCTTTAGTTTTTTCCACTCGTTTGCCGCTTTTCCCGTTGTCCATACGATGGTCGCTAATAGAAGTGTTATCTTAAGAATAAGTTCGATGTCCGTAAGAGTGACTACTCCTAAGACAGTCCCGTTGACGCCGAATATTTTTACTAAATCTAACACATCTATGGATCATCTATTTCTTTTTTGGGGTTATAACATCCACATCATCCACCGCCGTAACGGTTGGATTATCACATCGGTTTAGCAAGTCTGCTAAATCCTGTGCGGCATCGTTTAGTCCCTTTTGCTGGGCAACTGTGGCTGCTTCTACAAGTCCTGTAGGCATTGTAGCCATTGCTGCCTTATACACTACATTCAGGTTCATTAAACCCTTCTGTACCTCTTCAGTCGTTATTGCAGTATTCATCTTTTTAGTGCCTCACGGCGTTGCTAAGTATTCGCAGAGAAGATTAATTGTCAATCTCTTTTCGTCTCGGCTGACGATGGCGGTCAGAGATGATGAACAAATCATGGTAATTGCGATGTTGTTCCTTGAGCTCCGCAAGCTCAATTTTGAGTTGGTTAAGCTCAGACCTAAGCGAATTCAGGCCATCTATAAGCTTAATCGTGATCTCTTTGTGTTCATCAAGTGAGCCAGTTAGGTTAGTAAATAAAAAGTTGGTAAGTCGAATAACATAGTAGGACACACCCAGTAGAGCGACTACTGCGATACCTTGTTCTATTAGTTCCTTCGGTAGCTCCATTTACCATTGTTTCACTCGCTCTAACTCTCTAGCGATATCCGTGTTCATGGGCCAACCCGCCGTGTACTTACCTTTAGGTGGCCAATTCGTTTCTAGTTTAAGAACCCAACTGGTTAAAAACAAGTGAACAAGTGTGGGAGCCGTTGGTTTTATGAAAGAGCGGTTTACTTTTGCGAAATAACGGGAGCCTGCCCACTCATGGCTTACTGTCTTCCCACCTGACATCCCCCAGCGAGCGAGCTCCTTTTGAGCAGCATACCCATTGTAAGGTTTTGTTGAGACATTTTTGTGAGTGGTCTTTAGAAGAGACTCTAAGAGCGGATGATCAGCTTCGCTACCCATAGCCCACTCAACCATCTTAGTGGGATGATCTGACGGTTCTTGTTGACCGAAGGTTACACTCCGGTCGAAATCAAGAGGCTTGAAGCAGTAACAGTCTGCATCAATATAATAACCACCCTCGTCAAAGAGCTTTTGGTGTCGAAGGATATCCGTCCGAGCGACTAAAGATCGACCTTCGGGAAGGTCTTTCTCGGTATAAAGACGAATGTCGCAATCAGGATTGTGGCGCTTAACGGAATCAAGGCATTCCTGAATCCCAGCTACCATCCGTCCTGCCCATACCTGATGTATGATTTTCGGGATCAATCCTCATCTGGGAATTGTCTAGGAGCCACCACTCCCTTACCGGGAATCGCCTCCTCACCTTCACCTTCAATGGCTTGCTCGCCCATGTCCCACGTTAGGGTATCGTCTATGATGTCTCCAGCTTCGTTTCTTTTTATTTTAGGCATAATATTTTAACAGTCTTCAGCGTTCTTGAAAAGATCGAGTGTCTTTAGGTATTCGTAGGCTTTTCCCACCAAGTTTCCACAAGTGAGGTCAGGCTCAATACTCATTGAGTAGCTCTTGGCTCCCTGATCCTCTAGATATTCTTGAGAGGTAATGTGACCTTCTTCCCATGTTCCCTCTGCGTTCTCCTCTATACTGGCGTTGAATATCGAGTTATACTTAACCTTGGTTTCATCTATGAGTGCCTCCACCTCAAAAGAACAAACCATAGCAGAAGCATCATCGTAATCCTTCTCGTAGCCTATGCGTAGTTCTCTAACGCGCCAGTAGGCATCGACCCCCGCTGGCGCATCCACGGGGTATTCTATTTCGTTCCCATCAGGGTCATGTGTGGGAGGTGCGCCGAATTTTCTTTTAAGTGCCATATTTTAACTCCATTGAAATAGGGTTGAAGTGTTTTTGGTGTAATCCTTATAACCGCTTGTGGCTAGTTGATTCAAGCCAGATGCATCGTTGTAGAAAGAATAGAAAGTACCTCCTGTAGTTCCTGAATACAGAGTGTTGACGAAATCTTGCGTACCATTGTCATTGACAAACTTGAGGGCTATTTCAAAGTGCTGACCGTTTGCAGCGTACTGGTAGCCAGCGCCTACGTAGATTCTGATCCTAGTGAAGTTAGCCCTAGGGGCGCGGTTAGCACCTTGAATTTCTCTAGCGGAATAGTTGTAGAGGGTTAAATTTGAAGTATAACCGCTTCCACTTCCTCCATTGATCCAACTGTAGTGGTCGTACTCACCCCAGTACATATAAGAGGTTATCCAATCAGTCCATCCAGAGTTGTTAAAACCGTCTAGGTTGTCGCTGTAAAGCTGAATAGCGGGTCTTCGCGCATAATTCTGGTTCGTAATTGAAGAGAGATACGTGGACGTAACAGAAATGTTGGTTGAACCCTCCTGATACCAAGACGTACCAGAAGGCACACCATAGATTTGGCCTCCCGTTCCTGTGTAACTGTTAGTCCATCTGCGTGAGATGGCCAAGACCATACCTTTTGAGGCTATCGCCCCCGCCCTAAAATCGTCCATCTCACACTTGTAGACGGTATTAGACCGCTCAACTAAAACTAAATCGCTCTGTGCTGGTGAACTCATCGGTTAATTCAAGTACCAGTAGAAGGTTCCTGCTGCTGAAGTGCCTGAGCTAGAATTCTGCCCCATGCCTCCTCCGTAGGTGAATCTTAGTATGTCTCCGTTCATTACCTTAACTGCCTGTTTTGTTCTCATCCACACGGTATCGTTGGTACTAGTACCACTCCATTCTACAAAGGCGTATGATGAGGTACTGTATTGTGACACGCTGCTATTGTGTTCTGGCAGGATTTTGCCTCCTCCTCCGCAGTAGTAATCGTTGATGCTCGATACGGCTGTGTTGTAAGGTGATGTTCCGTTGTCAGCACCACAATAGGAAGAACCCGTTCCGTTCGCCCTGATCCACCTTCTCGCCGTGTGAGAAGTACCTATGCTTGTGTTAAAGGTCAAACCGTTAGGAGCCGAGGGGGTTCCAGAATAGTTCTGGGTAGAGGTGGATGTGTACCACCCTCCTGTCCCTCCATTATTGGAGTTATTGAAGCACCAATCCTGTGCCGCACCGGGGTATCCTGAGTAATGTCTGTACGCTCTTCCGCTTGCGTCTAGTATCTGAATGTTCCCTATAGACATATCCCCCTGCCACGATGTCCCGGCAGTATTCTTCTGTCCAAAGTAAAGGTATCCCGTCCAGTAGCCCAGTTGGTGGCGATAGGCAGGCGATTGATACCATACGTTAACACGGGTATCACACGTTCGATAAGCACCACTATAATCACCAGACCCGACATTATAGAAAGTTGTCGGCAGCGTTGTTGCAGCAGTTACCTGTGGGGTTCCTGAAGTATTGGTAAGATTTACTTCTTGGGTTGGATAAGATGCGGTCTGATACGCCCCCTTATAGAGTATATCTTGCCATGTACATTTATAAACGGTGTTGCTTCTCTCAACGGCTAGAAGGTCGGTAAACTCGGCGTTAGAAAAAAGGGTATCAATCTTTTGCTTATAGACCGTGTTACTGCGCTCGACTAAAACCAAGTCATCTTGCTGTACTGTAGACATTATGGGAGGTAACTAAGTGCGCTCATGTTTTCCAGACCATTCCATGTAGTTGTACCACCACCACTAGCGGTTCCAGTTCCTATCGCTGTAACATGGCCATAACCGTCAAGAGTGATGTCCTGAATGAAAGTTGTCCCAGAGTTATTGCTAGATGCCTGAGAGGAAGTATCGCTGTGTCGGACATCTGTGCCACTCATGTAGAGTCCCGTACTGGCAGTATAAGTGGTGTTAGGCCAACTCCGATCATAGGCAGACTTAACAGCTGTTAAAGAAGCTGAAGTAGCAGCATCTACAGTAGAGACAGAGTTACTGATACCCCTCCATGTGTTGGTATCGGTGTTTGGATTACCAACCCATGCCGCTGTTCCCGCTGACGAGTACCCCAAGAATTGTCCAGAGGAACCGTCACTTGGGATGTGCTTGAAGCCGTTTGCAGAAGAATGGGCAACAGTTCCTATCGCGTTGATGGTTCCTCCGGTTAGCCCCCACCCGCAGCTTAGGGAAAAGACACCTTGATTGTCGTATTCCCATGTAGCAACGCCACTAGAACTCCACTTCAAGAACTTGTCTGCCGCCCCGCCAGAAGGGATATGGTTGTTCCCCGCTCCTGTAGGGTGACTATAGTTGTTGGCATTGCTGGGAGC